TGATGGTAAGACTTTATACCAGAGATACAGACCTAAAATCCAAACTAGCATTGAGTTCTATGACAAAGAGGCTAATAGGATGGTCCGTAATATTTACGAAGATCGAGCAGAAGATGCTTCACTTCTTGGAAAAGCAAGTTTAATGAGAGCAGGTATTGGTATGGGGGTTAATGGTAACCACATGAACGATGCCTCTATTGTTAGAAGATATCATCTATGGGGTCGTAAAAATGGTGTTGAAACCGCAACGATTCATGATGCTTTCTTTACAAACATCGGACAAGCAGCTAAGTCAAAGGTAGCTCTTAGAGAAATCTATGCAGATGCCTTAGAAGGTGATACAATAGAAAAGACGTTACTCGCACTTAAGGATGAAGGTTTGTCTAAACAAACATACAATCTATTAAGGCAAAAAGCTATTGAGGATGGCTTAATAAATCCACAAAATAAGATTACGAGAAAAGATATACTAGCTCCTATTCCGAAGGGAATGGATTGGTATGGTATTGGACCGTAAGAGTTTATGTTTGTAACTAAACCCTAAAAAATTAAAATTAAATGGCTGTGCCAAAGGAAAATAAAGATGAAAGTAGATAAGTTCGGAAACAAAGAGTTCCTCGATGATGGCAACACACCCAACCCAGAGTTTAAAGCTGATGAGGTTGATAATGGTGGTGGAGGTGCTAACAATAAAGATACAGAAGACCTAATCAATCGTATGGTTGAAGAGCGTCTTTCTAAAATCAAACTAAGTTTAGATAAAGCCTATCAAGAACGTGACAATGCTGTTAAAGAGCGTGTTCGACTTGAAGATGATGCTAAACAACGTAAGATGAAAGCTTTAGAGGATGAAGGTAAGCATAAAGAAGTTGCTGAGATGAAGCTCGCAGAACTCACTGAAAAGCTTGCGTTAGCCGAAGGTAAAGTAACTGAACTCACCCGAGATGGTGCTGTTCGTAATGCATTAACTGGTCTTGATTTCCGTAATGACCGATCTGGCCAAATGGCTTATCGTGATATTATCGATCAACTCATCCAAGATCCAGAGACTGGTGCATGGATTCACAAATCTGGTGTATCAATCAAGGATTTTGTAGGACAATATGTAAAGAATGAAGATAATTCTTTCCTATTTAAACCCAAATCTAATTCAGGGGGTGGTAGTAGCAATATGAACGGTACTCCCAAACTCGATCCCAATAAGAAGATATCTGAAATGACTACTGAGGAAGTGTTAGCACTTGCCGCAGGTGGAAAATTAGGTAACTTCACCCTTTAAAATCACAGGAGATTTTTTAAATGATTAATCATACAATGTTCCAAAACGTAGCTATTGCTATTTCTGCATATGCTGACGAAATGTACACAAACGCCAAGAAGCTTAACAGCACTGGTATTGTTGGTACTGATGCCCGTATTGACCCAACAGGCGAGAGCTTTATTGGTCAAATGCGCTGGTACAAACCCCTAGCAGCGAATATTAACGTTGCTAGTTTATCCGTTTCTAACGAAGGTAACTACACTGATGTATCAACTGAAATTGCTGACTACATCAAGACAGTTCGTACATTCGGTTCACAACAAGTTAACCTACAACAAGTAGTTTCACAACAAGACGGCCTCTCTAAGATTGCTCGTGACTTCTCTGAAGTTCGTAGCCAAGACGAGTCTGACGCTATTGTGTCTACATTAAAAGGCGTAGCCGCTTACGAAGTTTCTCGTGGTGCTGGTTTGGTTGGTTATGATACAGATGCTGATGGCTCCACCACTGGTAATTTCGTTGATATCAATGCTGCTGGTGTATTCGGTGCTGCCGCTGCTACCTCTGCTTCTGATCAGCGTAAACTATTTGATGCTACAGCTATTGGTGCTGCTCGTGGTCAACGTCTATTCCAAGCTCTTGGTATGGCATTCAAGGACTATGAGCCTGACTTCATGTACATGATTACTTCACCTGAAGTTTTAGCTGAACTCCGTGCTGCTAACTTAGTTGACGTAACAACTGTTACTGATGGTAACCTAACATTCCAAACAGTGTTTGGTGGTAAGTTCCGTTTGATCCTCAGCCGTGTTGCTCAAGGTGACCTCTCTACTTCTGCTAACGTAAATGATCGTTCTACAAAGACTACATTCATTTGCAAGCCAGGTGCTATCAGCTTTACAAACATCGCTGTACCTACACCTGTTGAAGTTGATCGTTCTGCTGCCTCTTATACTGGCGGTGGTTCTACATCTATCTGGTATCGTTATGGCTTCGTAGTTCATCCAATGGGCTATGACTGGGCTGGCGCTACTAATGCCTTCGCAACTAACACTGCCTTCGGTACTGCTGGTTCATGGGCACGTAAGATGAGTGCATTAAACTTAGGTATTCTACCTATTCTCCACGCTTAATCCATTAGGAGGAACTGATGGCACTAGTCCTAGGTACAAACACATATGTAACTATGGTCGAGGCTGACGCATATTTCGATACTCGCATTGATGCGGGTGCATGGATAAATGCAGATGACGATGACCAAGAGTCAGCATTAGTGACTGCAACTCTTCTACTTGATGAAAATCAATTTATTGGTGTTGCTGTCAGTTCCACACAAAGTCTTGCTTGGCCAAGAAAAGATGCGCTATATTTCGACCCTAAGTTAGGTATGGAAAAATCTGTAACAACAGAAACATACCCAAAACAAGTTAAAGTAGCAACATTTGAAATGGCCTTGCATTTACTTACTAATGAAAATCTTTTAGATAACAAAACGCAGACCTTTGAGAGAATCAAAGTAGGATCTATAGAAATAGAAGACTCTACTAAAGATGTTCTTAAGATACCAGTTCTACCTCTTCGAATTAAAAAGCTATTGTCCCCATTATTAGTTAATGGATCAGGAAAACAATGGTGGAGGGCTAACTAATGTCATTAAGAAACAAGGTCATATCTGCTATTGACTCTGCATTCAATAAGATAGGAGACCTTGCTGTTAATGCTGTTTTTAATGATAAAACAGTATCAGGTTTTGATTTTGCTACTGGAACGATTGTTAACACAACATCCACAGTTACTAAAAAAGTAGTACTGGAAAGTAGTATTTCACAATCTGAGGGAGTACCAACAATAATTACAAAGCTTATTACTAAGTCTACTGGAGAAGACTTCTCTGTGTATACTCAGGTAGTAGTAAATAGCACTACATACAATATTATCAAAGTTTCTGATGATGGTTATATTGTAACTGCTATTATAGCTGCAAGGGGCAAATAATGTATGAACTTTTAAGACAAGACATTTATGGCGTATTTGCAACTAATGCTTGGAAAGCTCTGAATATAAATACATATCCAGAGAATTATCAAGGTGCTGTTTCAACATCAACTTCTTTTATAAAATTAGCAATTCTGCCAGGCAAAGGTAGTTTAGACGGATTCCGATTCTCTAAGAAACTTTCTGGTGCAATAATTTTATCTATCTTTGTTAAAGCTGGAAATGGCGACAAAGATATCTTTACAATTGCAGACAATCTAGACAATTTTTTCGAAGGTAAAACTTTGCAAAATGGAACTCAATTCGGACCTAGTAGTGTAACAATACTTGGTCTAGATCGTGACGATCCTTCTCTTTTTAGAGGAGATTACATGATTACATTCAATACATTTGGAGATTAAAAATGGCTCATATTACATCAATCGGTGCTGGTATTTATTCTGCTCTCGCAGTTAATACCACCGCCATCACTTCAGCGACAGCTGTAGACACACTAGCAGAATTAGTTGCTTTATTTGGAGACGATACCTCCTTTAAAGAAATTAAAAATGTTCGTGAATTCCCACAAATTGGTACACCTGCTAACATTGTTAACGTACCAACTTATGGCCAAAAGACATCACAGCAGATTCAAGGTCAGTCTGATGCTCCTAACTTAGAAGTTACAATTAACTATGTACCTTCTGAGTGGGATCCTACTACTGTCGGTGGTTTAGGTGGTAAAGTAGGTGATGGTAAGCAGTATGCTTTCCAATTCTCTTTACTAAACACAAAACCTGCTAGCTTAGAAACAAATGCTGCTGGTCTAGGTGCTACTGCAAACTCTAATTTTTACTTCGTTGGTAAATTAGAGGCTTTACTAGTTAGCCCTCAGTTAACAGACGCTAACCAAGCTACTTTAACTCTGTCTATTCAGAGTGAGTTCTTTGGTCCAGCTACAGTTGCTGCTGTCTAAACAATTTAGGGACTAATCCTCCCTTTTACCAGGGGACACTAAAGAGAGATCCGAGGTGCTCCCCTAGGTAGTATTAATAGTATTAAAGGAAAATTATGGTAGATAAACCACCATTCAGTAAATCATTTGTTATGAAGACTACATTCCGTCATATGAGACGTAGTGTTGATATTAGTATTCGTAAATCATTTGAAAGATTTCAAGATTTCGATAAAGACAGTGATGTTGGACGAGACATAATGGAAACATTATCTGTACTTCATACAGTACGTAAAGTACTAGATGATTTCCAAGAAAACAATAAACATTTATTCAGTGATAGTAAAGGTGAAGTATGAAACATTTAGTTGGTAAAAAGTTAACAAAAAAAGTTAAATTCGTAGGTGAAGAGGTAGTTATTAAAAAGCTATCAGTCACTGAAGTTATGAAGCTACAAGAGGCTTATAACGATGCTGCCGCAGGAGATGAACTTGTTCTTCTACGGACTGTAATTCGACAAGCAGTCGAAGGTGCAGAAGATTTAACGGATGAAGATTTATCTTCGTTCCCTATTGATGAGTTAGCAAACTTATCAAATGAAATTATCAAATTCTCAGGTATGGATAAAGGTACAGCAACGGGAAACTAACTGACTCGGAACTGCTGATATTTGAGATTGCATATAATTTAGGTAAAAGTGTTTACGAAATCGAAGAAGAAATGTCCTACGAGGAATTCACAGGTTGGTGTAAATACTTTAAACAACGCCCATATGGTTGGCGAGAAGATAATAGAACAGCTATGTTGCTACAAGCCCAAGGTGTAAAACAAAAACCTGAAGCTTTATTCTCTTCTCTTTCAGACCTAAAACGATATTCTCAACCCTCAACATTAGCAGATTCCTTAGTTAAATCTGGATTGCTAAATAAGTTAAAAGAAACTGCTTCTAGAAATAATATAGATT